ACACCCTAGAGTTCGTCGGCAGCGTCAGATGTGTATAAGAGACAGCCGTTGCTTTTTATGTAAACAGGGTAGTAGGTCTCCCCGTCCTGCGCCGTAGCTACTCCGGTAGCAAACAGCTTGGCGGATGCAACGTGGCTCCCGTCAAGCTGTGTGCTTCCCGAAGCGGAGGAAAGAGATGAAAACGTGCCTGTGGCACCCGTTATTTTTGATACGCCGTTTTGCTCAAGCTCCGTATCTGTCACATAGCCTTTCTGTTCGAGTTGCGTATCTGTAACAAAATTGCCCGTAAACTGTATCGTCACCCTTGCAAGTTCAGAATCAGCCATTTTCAGCACAAGGATGCAGGAACGCTCACGATTCTCAGCATTAAGGCCGAGTTGTGTTGCGTTCTTCTCTACCTTCGATATTGCACCGCCTATGTCGCGCAAGTCTTGCGACACCTTGGTTACCGCTGCACCGTTGTCGGATATGGACTTAGAAAGACCTGACGACAAGTTTTCAACGTCAATGTTGTTAAGGATATATTTTAGCTGCCTTGTGAGCAAAACGAGGTATTCCTTTATCTGCTTGCGCTCCTTGGCATCATCAAGCTGGTTATCGTTAAAATTGGGGAGCTTGAAATCTATCATATATCGCTGCCCTCCTCTACCGTCCGTGTGAACGAATATATCTTGCAATCACCTACACCGCTTATGCGCACCTTCATGTGGTCACACCTGCGCGGTATTATAGGTACGGTAAAAGACCGCAAGCGCGTTGCGTTTATGCGGTACTTCTCTATCCATTGTCCATCGCTGTCATATTGCAGCTCTATCTTGACCATTGAGCCTTCCGGTACTTCAAGGCGGAATTGCAGCTTGGATATGTATTTGTTGTTGGGTATACCCATGCCGATATCTCCAGTTTCGGCGTACCATTCGACAGGGGATTCAAGCTTCTTCTGGCCTTCAAAATTTTGCAGAAACGTACCGTTCACGGAATATATATCGCCTTTAGTCATAAAGTATAGGTCTTTGTCGTATGTAGCAAACATCTCAATATTTATCTTATCGATTTTATGCCAAATACCGAGCTTATCATCATACGAAAACAACCAGCGTTCTCCTGAATCATCTTCCATTGAGATATAATATAAAGAGCCGATTGAGCCAGCAACAGCATTTTTATAATGCACATTGCCCAGAGCATCTGAAACGGGCGTAGGCTGTGTAGCGCCGTATGCGCAGATATCATAAGCAGACTTATAATAAAGCGTTTCGTTGACAACACAAAGGCTTCTTTCGCTGCCTTTCTCCACACCGCGACAACGAGCATAATCAAGCTGGAAGTTTGACGGCTTATTGCCGTGCAAGGTTATTACTTCGTTCTCTTTGAAGAACAATACATAACCGCCATGGGATATACAACCTGTAAAATCGCCCATTGAACCAATCGTAGCAGAATAACTCGCTGTAGCTTGGTCGGTGAAGTAATTCCAGTTGGTAGGGTCTCCTAACTTGCAAGCATATATTTCATGTTTACCGGAAGAACAGCCCCATATGCGGTTGTTGTGTTCGCACAAGAAATCCATATCGGGCACTTTGCGTTCTATTGTCACCGCAGACGATTCAGTCCCAGCTTGGTCGAGCGTGCCTGTTATCACAATGTAATCATCGGTTACGCCGTAAAGAATAAAATCGCCATTAAGTATGGGATTGGACGCGCCGCTTATCGTCACAGCATCATATACCTTGAAGCCTACGCCTATACCGGTCTTTGACATCTTGATGTATGTCGTTGGTATAGACTGCCAAGAAAGATATAGCACCGAATACTGCATAAGGACGTGCGGAGTTACTGAGGTGTTCATCCATAACTGCCCGTCCGTTGGATTACTTGGTGCTGTGTCGCTTGTGGTATACGTCTGATAATCAGTTGCATCTACCTTGCAAAGCTGCAAGGCAATATCGCCGGATGTAGTGACGGTATTCTCAAGGTTTTCATGAGTATTGGTTATAGTATCATATATTATTTTATCAGGCCAAATGAGTATCTTCGACCCCATATTAACAAGTGTTTTCTTGGTTTTTGACAGGGGCATCTTGGGCTTCCCGCTCGTTTCGTGTCCACCCGCCAGTTCTTCTCTTGGTTTTCCGTTGAAGTATCCGCCGTAGGACATGAATACGGCTCTCATTTGTCCCGACCCCTCCGGCCCAGTCCAGACCGCCGTTTCCTCCTGCAAAACGTAGAACTTTTCATGTGTGTGGATACCATACAAAAGGCCTTCATGCTGTATACCACGCTGCACCCTTGGAGACAAAGCGGGATAGTTCCTGCCAGACATATTTTCCATGTCGTAAAATTCCTTCCCGCTTACGCGGTAGGTATGATTGTAGCCGCGAAACTCCGTTGCGCTCTCCCGCGAGGATTGTATGTTATCAAGTTTAGGCAGATACATAGCTTATATCCTCAGGTAATTGGGCTGCAACGGCATATTATTGCGGTTATACCAGCCAGCGAACGCATCAAGAGCCACGTTATACATTATCATGCTGTTTGTATACCTTTGCATTTCGGCGTTGTGGTAATCCACCTGCGCCATAAGGTATTTTATATAGATATCGGAATAAGGTTCGGGAACCATAAGGACGGTATCCATGTCCGTATCAACGCTGTATCTGCCGTGCGGTATATCTTCGCTGCCTTCGTGGTTCTTCACTATATCTTCGTAGAGAATACCTTCAAGGTCTGATATCCAGCGGACAAGGGTTTCATCGTCATACTGGTTTTCCTTCACGGCCTGTAGCTGTGTAATGGCTTCGCTTATAGTCATGGTCTACCTCCTTTTTCTGTCGCGGGCTGTCGGGCTTGCACCGACACACAGGGGCTTCCGCCCGCATGATGAGAGGGGCTTGCGCCCCTCAGTAATTCGAACTGTTTTCCAATTCCATTATCCTGTTTGCCGTTATATCGTCCTGCTCTGTGGAGTGGTCAAGCACCTCAGCAACACAGCGGGGAATCATAACAGTCTGCGCGTAGGGTACAAACAGCCGCAGCTTATTAACTCCGACATATACGCCACGCTCATTCTTTTTGCGCGGGTCGCGGGGAAGCTTGTACGGTATGTACTCCATAGGGTCAATGGTGTTTTCAGGCACTTTGCTCATTTTCTTTCCTCCTTAGTTGGCATCCGCGAAAGGCTCGGTCGCGGAACAATGTTCTATCCTTATCATGTTCTCTTCGACAAGACGCTCAGCGACCTTGAGGGCTTTCCAGCCGGTGGTTGCACGCTGGTTAAGGGGGTCAGCAGAACCGGCAGAACCAAGCTGCTTGATAATGTGCTGCAAGCCGCCGCCGCTTACATCGGTCACGCCATAGGCATTGGCACCGATTATCATAGTAGCGTATACGGATTCGCCGCTGTTTGTCGCACCCTTGCCGCTTATCTTTGCACCGGCGGCAAGAGAGGTTACAGCAGTGCCAAGAGTTATGGTCGTTGCACCGCCGGTGGTAGCTATGGCGGTTATGGTATTGGCCGTACCATTGATTACAACGGGGATGTTAAGCCCTGAAGCGGCAGTAAGTACCTCGTTTATAGCCACACTGGTAGTGCTGGCAGATATGGCAGTCTTGACGGTAAGGCGGCTCTTGTTATCGGATATAACGGCGGGGCCGAATATCTTAGCCTCGGTGGTCTCGACAAAGCGAACGCCAGCCAGCTTGCCGATTTCTCCTTGATAGATGTTTTCGGGGTTGGTGTACTGGTGTACGCCTATCCACTTATCAGACAACATAAGGTCGCAGGCCACGTTGGGATGGACGATAGCTACAAAGCTGTCGCCGACAGGGTTGGCGTTCATGCTCTTGAGTTTAGCCACGGCCTTGAATATCAGGTCATAGGTCAGCTGGGCGGTCTTGTCCAGCGCAGAGCGGGACAGTACCTCGGTTACGGTGCTGCCGGACACTTTGGGCGCATACATGACATTAGTACCGGCAGTTATGATATCGCGGGTTATAGTGTCAAGAGTGCGTCCGGCCTGAGAGCCGAGCAGCTTGGTAGCCTGTTCTATCTGGGGGTCAATGTGAGTAAGTTCCAGCACGTCAGAGCAGGTCACATAGTCGCCGTACTGGGATACAGTAGCTTCTATGGTGCTCATGTTGAGGCTATTGCCGTCAGGGGTTACGCCTTCAGTCAGGGCGGTGAGCGCCTTGGACAGCGGGCTGTATTTGCGGAACTGGATGGTCTTACCGCCATGCTTGGGTATGGGGTACTTGTCGCCGAACTGGTCATGCACAAGGTAAGGCTCAGCGTTGTCTATGAGCCTATCCTCATAGTAGGTGTGCATACCCGGGGTAAGGCCCTCGGAGTTGGTAGTCTGCGTGTTGGGGTTAGCAAACAGGCAGAGGTTTATAGTGGTGTAGAGTTCAGTAATCATGCGTTCTCCTTTCAGAATAAAAAGAAGGCCGCTTAATCGAATGTGATTGTGCGGTCTCCCCTAAGTACTCGCCGCGAGATTTCTTCGCGGTCTTTGCGTGTAAGTTTTGCGGGGTCTGTCTTAACGATTTGCGCGGGCGCACTTCCGCTCGTGCCGTTCTCGGCAGGGCGCAAGCCCCGTGCGCGTATGTCGTTTACCGTCTTTTTGTGTATCTGCTGAGCGGTGTACTGCATGGCTCCGCCTATGATATCGTCCTTGTGTATCAGTTCATAGGCATCCTTTACGGATATGCCCGCGCCCAAAAGCTCCATGAAACGCCTGCCCGTTTCGGGGTTCTGCGCTTCCGTGTCAAAATTGAAGTTGGGGTATATCTGAGTACACTCGGCGGATTCGCTGTCCCAACGGGAAAATACCTCGCGCTGGGCATTCATGCGCTGCTGCTCTTCCATTGCCCGCCTAAAGTCAGCGTTCTCGCGCTCTATGCGCTTCATGTGCTTAAGCTGCTCCACGGTCAAACCGTGCTCCATGGCTTCATCCTCATAGAAGCTGTTATCTTCTTCGATGGCCTTGAGGATTGCCTGAGGGTCTGAGCCGCTTACGCCGTACTTCGATGCAAGCGCATCCATCATGGGCGCGTAGGAATCAAGCTGTGCAGCCTTTTCTTTCAGCGCATTCACGTCCCTAAAGCGATTAGAGAGTATTTTCTGCACGCGGGCATCGAACTCGGTCTTGTATTCGCCTTTTATCAGCCCATCAAATGCCGCAGCTTTATCAACCTGCGTGTCGCTTGTGACAATGGTCTCGCTCTGCTGCTGTCCGCCTGTGCCATACTGCACATCAGCCAGCGGGTTTTTGCTTGCTTTGGCAGGTGTGCTGCCGCCTTCGGGCGCACCCGTGCCGGCATTGCCGCCACCTTCGCCGCCGCCATCGGCAAACAGCATCAAGTCAAGCTCGGTAAACAACTTTGTTTTCATGGTTTTCTCCTTCTGCCGTCTTTCCGGCGTGTCTTTTTAGTCTTGGGTCTGTCCCCAGCGTCCTTGGGTCTATCCCCAGCGTCTGTATGCAATGCAACGTTGTCGGGGTACTTGGCAGCCAAAAGCGCGAATCCTTGACTAATGGTGTCAAATATCGCGGCTACCTTGTCCCCTCCGTTGCTAATGCGCATAAAAAAAGAACCATCATCGGTTCTGTAATCGAAGTCGCAGCCCGTGGTGAAACAGGACTGCAAGAGCGTGTATGTCAACGTTGAGCAAGCTGCACATACAATATCGGGGCAGTCAACGGAATATCCCGCATGCCCCGATATATCGGCAACATAATCGCTGCCGTCCTTATATATTCTTGCCGTTGTCATTGGTCTATGTCCTCGGTGTCGATACAGCCGCAGCTTTTTGTCGTGCCGCGCCCGCTGTGCTGTTGCGTGCATCGTTAAGCGCGTCACCCAAGGCATTAACGCTTGTCTCGTTCGCGGGATTGCCCTGCGGTGTCTCTTGCTGCTGTTGGCCTATCATCTGCGCCACCTGCTCACCGTACTGCGTGCCTTGTGTTGCATCAAGGCGCATCGACATAGCCGCTACAAGCTGTTGCAACTGCTGTATTTGCTGATACATGGTGCCGTTCTTAGCGATATTCTGCCGCACCTGCTCAATGCCATCGAACGACATCATATCCAACGCCGCAAGTGCTTGGTCTGACAAATCAGGCCGGAAGAATCCCATGCCGTACAGCTCCTTAGCGCGCTCATTTTGCGCTACCGTGGAGAACGGCGAAGCCTTCTGCGCCGTCACTTCGATATCGAATATAGGCACGCGATAGCCAAGGTCAAGGCCGTAGTCAGTTCCCTGCGGTTTCTGCGCTATCTGTCTGCCTGTGAACTGGACAAATTCCATTTCGCCCTGTGCGCCTATCACGCGGAACCAGCGTTCTTCGGCATAGAATTGACGCATGAGTTCGATGCAGAGGTAATTGACCTGCACAAACGCACGATAGCTGGACTTAATCATATCGCGGGACAGCTTAGAACCCGCCTCCTGCAACGCCGCAATGGCAGATGCAGCCGTTACGCCGGAAGTCGTGCCGCCCTGTGAAAAGTCACGGTTGCCGCTTGTCTCCTTGAGCTCCTCGATTTTCAGCGTCCTAACATCAACACAAATCGGCGACAGCGGGGGAATTTCCAGCGGGATTATGTTCTCAGCGGGATTGCCCGAGCCGGAGTAATGTATGAAATCATTTTTGTCCCACTCCGCGTATTCTTTTTCATTTACACTGCCGTCCTGCCGCACCCAAAAACGCGGCCTTGCGGACATGATAGCGTGCTTTAATATTACTTGGTCGAGCTTGTCTACAAAGAGTTGTGGGCTTTTGCACACGTCAATGTACCCAAAACCGGCAGGAGAACCCGCCACGGGGAACAGCGTATCGAATACAACGGGATACTTGCCGTGGTCGTAGAACCCGCGCTCTGCGTACTCGGGGTCGTTTTCGGACGCATACAGCACTTCGCCGTTGCAAAACTTGCAGTAATGCAGCACGTCCTTGCCATTCCGCTGTACCTTGTAGTACCAGTCAATCACAGCCGCCTTGTCGGTCGTGTCTACGGTATCATCGTATATGTACTTTGCCGTATCCACCGTGGGCGATGATAGCTTGCCCTTCAATTCGGGGTAATTTTCCTCCACGAGGTCGCGGTCAACCAACTCCACCGTGAAAAGGTTGCGGGATTTCTGAATGTCCGTAATGCCAGGCTCCCAGAAAAGATTGAGAAGGTCAAGCTCCCGCACGTCTATATCGCCCAGGCCGTTGTTTTTGCGCGAATCCCAGTACACGCCAAGCACGCCAGTACCGCTTTTAAGCTTGTACCACCACATATCGCTATAAGTCTGCTCAAAATCATTCTGCTCAAGGATTACAGGCAAGATATCGGACAGGATTTTCGCATCGTCCTTATCGCCTTCCTCGCGTGGCAGCACGTTAGGCTCAGGGTAGTTGTCCATTGCATCAGCGTGTTTGTTGGCAATGGCGTTGAAAAGCCATGCGGACGTTGGGCGGGGGTCACCGGGGTTCCGGCTCAAAAGCAGCTCGTTGTGCCGTAGCTTGTACCACTGTTCGTTTTCAATGATACGCTGTTCAAGCATTGCTTTGCCCTGCTTGTACTTCTGCAGTATTTGCTCGGCTTCCCTAACTTCTTCTCGGCCTATGGCTTGATATGTCGCGGGGGCCGTGTCCTCCACCTCCACCGGCGTGTTATCAAGTATAATGTCATCCATGGGGTTACACCTCCACCTTGTATAATGCATACGGGTCGTACCCGTGGGTATCTTTGTCCCTGTCAAATGGGTCATACTCTGTGGGCTTTTGCAGTACGTTTTGACGCGGTGCTATGGGATGCTCCATCAGCACATAGCGGCATTCATCGTAAATGTGGTCTTCTTGCGTGGTGTCCACGTCCTCCACGTGCTTTTCATCGTACACCAGCGTGGGCAGCGTGCGGATGAAGTTTTTGCAAGTGTTGAAGATATACAGCATTGCTTTGCCTTCGCTGTCAAAAGCAAAGCGGTAATGATACTGCATCTTGCCCGCTATGCGCGAATTATCGCCCTTACCCCAGTAAACGAAGTTAGGGGAACGCGCCATCATAGCCGCTATGCTTTCGCCCCTGCTTTCTTCAAATATTGCGGGGTCTGCAATGCCGCGTATCTGTCTGCCTTTAAGATTGGGGTCTTCGGCTTCAATGCGCTTAATTTCCGCCGCTATACCCGTGGGGTCAAGCTTAATGCCCGTATCTGGCGTGCCGTTGTAGCCGTAATACTCGGCAATGCGATAGATAACACCGTCACCGTCCACAGCATACCAGCCCACGGAAAAGGGCTTACTGTATCCAAAGTCAAAGCCCCTGTATATAGGCCACCATGACGGGACGCGGAAAGGTGAAATGACGTGCGTAAACCTTTGGTCGTCATAATGGTCAGGGTCATCACGCCACTCGCGGAAAACCTGCCCGTCAAAGCTGTCCCAGCTGCCGTAAAGCAGGGCTTTCTTTTCGGCTTCCGGCATCATGGCGAGGTTGGCTATGTATGTCGGGTCATTTGTCAGCAGCTTCTGATTGTCAAAAACGGTCGCAGGGACAAAAATCCGCGACCGCTTGACTTTAAGGGCTGTACCATCAGGGGCGACTACCGTATACTCGCCTACAATGGGCGTTAAGGGCTTTGCCGCCGTGATAAATCTATCCTTCACCCAGCCGTGGCCTTTGCCGCCGGGGTTAGTGGTAGCCCGTATATACACCCGCGTACCGGGGCCGCCGGGACGATTACGGGACATGAGATAGCTATACTCCGCCCAGCTAAAGTGCGTCAGCTCGTCAAAGCCGACAAAGTCGTATCGTTTGCCCTGATACTGTGTCTTATCACCCTCCCGCTGCATCGAGCCAAAGTATATCTTTGCGCCCGATGGGAACACCCAGACGTGGGATGTAGAGTTGTACCGTGCATCGGGGAATGCGGGCTGGTATATCTCGCGGGAGCGGTCGATAAGCTCTGAAAGTTGGGGGAAAGTTTTACGCAGTATGATAGCGCGATAGTGCGGTATATGCACCTGCCGCAGGGCTTCGGCGAGTAATGCGTCACTTTTACCCCCTCCCGCTGCACCGCCGTACAGGGCTTCGTACTCAGGCCGCTCCAAAAACGCCTTCTGCTTGGGCTGTGGCGACCACACTACATCAGGCATCGTCCCCACCTCCTGCCACAGGCGGCAGTATCACCACGCCGGCGGTATCTTCGTCCGTGTCCTTTGGGCGGCTTTCTGCGACCTGCAAGCGGCGCATAAGGGCATCAGCGGCCTTTATGCGGTCAGCAAGCGATGCATCGAGGTCAAAGCTGTCTTTGACTTCGCCACGCATCACCGCGCTGTAAAATTGCATGACTTCTTGCGCGTCCGCTATGCGCTTTTCTTCGTCTGGTGCGGTAAGCTTGGCTATATATGCACAGATGTGGGGTTTTGTTAAGTTTTCATTGCCTATGCTTTTTGCGCTTTTTTGAGGGTATCCTGCCTTACGTGCAGCTTCTGTTGCATTGCCACACTGTATATAAAATTCTGCAAAGGCTTTTTGTTTTGGGGTAAGCGTAAGCTTGTCTGTCTTAGGCTTAGGCATCCTTGTACAGTCCTGCAAGCAGCTTTACTACTTCCGCAAGCTGATAGGATTCAAGTAGCGTGGTATTTTTATTTCTGCCATCCATCTGCTTTTCAGTTTGGACTATCACGTACTTATTCACCATCCTTTCAGCCTTTTCAGAGTAGCTCTGTAATTGATTTATTTTTACCCTTATCCCCTTTGCGCATAAAGCTTGCTGCAATCTATGTGCTACACGCCTTAAATTCACCTCGTGCGGCCCCCTCGCCTTGCGGGGTATCTGCACCGGCTTAGGCTGCACCGCTTTTTGATACTGTCATAGTGTCGGCACTCCGTGCAGCTCTTTGGTGTCTGGATCCATACAATGGCTTCACTCATGCCATCACCTCCCGTGATATATAAAAAATCCCCCTGCCTTGGGCAGGAGGTACATATCCATGGTAGCATTATATAGCGGACAAAGCGGACAAAACGGACATTTCAAAAAAATTTTTTGCAGATAGCGCATTTACCCTATTGACATACTGGACACAGTATGCTAAAATAGGTCATACGATAAAGCAAGGGCGAAAAGCCCAGAAGGGAGTTAGAAATTATGAAGTACGATGTAACATTTTCCTGCGGACACACTGCAACTGTAAGCCTGTTTGGCCCCACCAAAGACCGCGAGCGCAAAATCAGTTGGTATGAGACGCACGGCGAATGCCCCGAATGCTACCAGGCACGCAAACAGGCGGAGCGGGAAGAGGCCAACGCGCGGGCAGCGCTGGAAGCCGAAAAGAACCAGTGGCCGGAGCTGGTTGGGACACCGAAGCAAATTGCATGGGCGAATACAATCCGGAAAGAAAAAATAGATGAGCTAATGACGCTTGAGCCAACCGAGAAAGGAAAGCGCTACATAACTTGGATTGTACAGACCTTCACCGCCGCGAAATACTGGATAGACCGCCGTGACGAATCATTGCGCTACGAATGGAAATGGGGACAAGACGTATTCAATGCTTACGAGGCAACACGAAATAAGGAGGAAGCCATGAAGTACAAAATGGAGTATGCCTGCGGGCACACTACTACAGTAGACTGCACGATTGCAGAACGCGACCATATGCGCGAGCTGATAGGCCGCACATACTGCCCTGATTGCTGGGCAAAGCAAACCGCAACGGGGAAATTCACCGAGCTGCACCTGAGCCGTGCGGAACATGATGCAAACTATTGGTCTTGCAAGATTAAGCCCGACAGCTACGACAGCAAAACCGACACCGTGGTGGTCAATGTGTTTAACGATTTGCTGGCCGAAAGAACCAAAATCGCCGAATTGGTGGCACAGAGCGCAACCATAGAGGGTATGGATGAGCTACGCGCAATCAGAAAGGTTTGGAGTGACTACAGAGCCGCCTTTAACCGTTGGCGCGAGGAAGGCTGTGAAGGCAATCCCCCAGCGGCTCCCGCCGTTGCTATCACGGACATAGCGGCAAAGTACCCTCGTGCGGCGGCATTTGTAGAAGCGGAAGATTTTTCGCGGGGAGCTGACGACACAGTATGTACCATGTGTCGCAAAGCAATGGAGAAAATCTTGCGCGGTGAGGACTACACAAAGGCTATCGAGGAAATGCACCGAGAATGGAATAACTGGAACCCGCTTGAAGAAGCGCGCAAGTGGATACTGGCGGAGGGGCAGAAGAAATCAGCAGGAGGAACAGAATGAGCAAGACCAGCACACAGGCCAAAACCCGGTGGAATACCGAGAACTATAAGCGGCTATCAATCTACATTGACAAAGAGGACGCGGAGCGGTACATAGCAAAGTGCGCAGCCGAGGGCAAGACACTAAGCGATATTCCCAAGCAGGCCATACTGAGCTACATAAACCAAAATTCATAATGACGTGGAGGACAAGGGGCGGCAATGCCGCCCCAAAGGAGAGAAAAAAAGATGCGCTATTGCGCATCTTTTCCGGTCTGAAAACCTAAAATCAAATGTTTCAATCCACACCCGCAAGCGGGTGACATGCGTCCCAGACGCAAAAACGTAAGAATAGATATTTCAATCCACATCCGTTGCCGGATGACATTATTAAAGTACCACAGCATCAGGCATATGTCAAGCATTTTGTAGAACAAAAAATAAAAAATGGTTCCCGCCAAATGCCCTATAAACTCCCTCCCCGCGCCCTGAGCGCGGGGCTTATTTTATGCGAAAATTAAGACAGGATAGCTATCCAAAATATCAAAAAAGGAGACAATAAAAATGGCAGAATTTGCATCAAAGGGAGTGGCTAATACCGGGCTCGGCTTTGGCATAGCCGGAACTGCAATTAGTTTGCTTGACGGTCTTAGCGGCCTGATGACCAATCACCGCAACAGCGACGATGCCCCCGTAAGCCGCTACGAGCTGTCGCTCGTGCAGGAAAACGCGATTCTCAAGGCACAAGCGGACGTGGACAAGAAGCTTGTCGAGGTCTACAACGCCATAAACGACAAGGCCAACGCCAATCGTGAGCGCTTCACGGCGTTTGAAAAGGAGCAGCTTGTATATAACGGCGTTAACTCCGCGACAATCGGTTGCTTGCAGCAGCAGGTCAACGCCCTGCTGGGCATGACCAAGATGGTTATACCCAACAGCTCCGTCTGTCCCGGTTGGGGCGAAGCTAAAGTGACCGTATCTACCGGCACGGCCACGGCTTGAAGGGCAGCGGCAAATGATAAGCGTACAGCAAGCCGAAAGAGGGCTAATGCGCTACATAGATAGCGAGATAATGCCTAAGCTTACGGGCTGGCGCAAAGTGGGCATGGGGGCGTATATCGCCCTCGCCGCCCGCAATGCCGGAGGCCTGATAACAAAGTACAAAGACCACCCCGCCGTGGCCGTGCTGAATGTCACGGACGGCGAAAACATAGACATTGACGCGGTATATAATGCCGTCCTGCCATACGCGGACGATGCAATCAAGATAGATATCCCCGCCATCGGGGAAATATCACTTAACCGCGAAGATATAGACAAGATATACCGCTATATGAAGGGAGACGCAGAACAATGAAGCTGATAAACGACTTAGCCGACCAGATTTGCGAAGAAATCGCGGACGCTGAAAAGTATGCTAAGTGGGCGCTTGCGGTCAAGGACGATATGCCGACCGTGGCGCAGACCCTGTACACCATATCGGGGCAGGAGCTAACCCACGCATCCATGCTGCACGACCTTGTAGTCCGCGCCATATCGGACTACAAGGCCAAGCATGGCGAGCCGCCCGCCGATATGCTGACACTGTATAACTATTTACACGGCAAGCAGATAGACAAGACGGAACGTGTAAAAAGGTATCAGGAGATGTATAAGGCGTAACCTATTTACACCAACCTCCGGCAACTTTACGGCAACTTTTTATTGCCCGCTTGCGCTAACGACTTTTTGCAAAAACGCCTAAATATCTATGTTTTTCAGCGCAATAGCGTACTTTGGTGGGCAAAAAATCTAAGTAGCTGCCGGATACCAAAGAAGAAAAGCACTCATAAAAATGGGTGCTTTTTCTTAGCAAATTAGGCATTTTTTAATCGCCGCCGTTGCCGTGCGCTTTGGGGCTGGCAACTTTGCGGCAACTTTTTTCAAATGCGCCCTGTAACTGTTCTGCACTGTATTTTTCCTTCTGCGCCGAAAGGTGTGAATATATTTCAAGCGTGATTTTCGCGTTGGCGTGGCCTAAATATCGCTGCGCCGAAAGCACGTCCACGCCCGCGTTATATAGCACGCTGGCGTAATTGTGCCGAAGGTAATGCGGGGTTATGACTGATATCATCCGCCCGCCCTTTTCAATCGCGTCAATCTCCGGCGCGATATCGTACAGCCGCGCCATTAAATCGTCCCATAGGCGGTATCGCGTTGCATTGCGGTGATATGACCCTGTGGACGACGGCACTACATACGACTGCGGCAATCCGCGCACGGGGCGCAGCTTGTCAGCCAGTTCGCGCGGCATGGGGATTGTCCGCACAGACTTATCAGTTTTGGGTGCATCTATCTCACCCGTCTTGCCGGCCGCTTGCTGCTCGACGCGGATTGTCCCCGCCTTGAAGTCAACGTGCCGCCATTGCAGGCCGCAAGCCTCGCCGTAGCGCATACCTGTGTAATATAGCAGCGCAAGCATTAGCGTGCCGTCCTCGTCCATCAGGCGCAGAACCGCATCCGTCTCCGCGTCCGTCAATGCCCTGCGCGTCTCCTTGGGCTTGGACGGGATTGTAAGCCCGACAGTGATGTCACGCGGGATAAGTCCTTGACTATACGCGCGCTGAAATACCCCGCGCAGGATTGTAGATATGTTGCCTATTATGGCCGCGCACGTGTCGGCCTTGGCGTTCAGCAGCCGCTGCAAATCCTCCGTGGTGATTGCCGTCAGCCTTCGCCCCGCCAACGCGGGGAAGATATGCTTATATAGTGCCGTGCGGTATGACATCTGCGCGGACACGCCTATACGCGGCTGCTTATACACCTCATACCAGCTTAGCGCGTATCGGTCAAAAAGTATTCCCTCCGGCACGGCATTCGCCCCCGTGACGTACTTTTCACGCGCCGCCGCCTTAGCCGCTTCAAGCTCCTTTTTAGTCCGGCCTGACACATACTTGACTATGCTTTTCCCGTTCGCGTCCGTGCCAACTGTGATTTTTGCACGGTAGCGCCCATCTTTTTGCTTTGCCATTTCATTGCCCCCTTTGTGATTTTATGCTATAATAGGGGCGAGAGATCCTCATTTCTCGCTCCATTTCCTTCGTTCCGCACGGCGGCAACCGTGCGGAATTTTTATGGCCGCCTAAGCCATCCCACGGTGGGGTTAAGCACGTCGTATATACACCCCCCTATCAATATGCCGGTCACGCTTACGCTGTATATCACCGCCCGCCGGAGCCATTTACTAAGCTGCTGTATGCGCCTATCCTTTTCGGCAAGCAGCAGCCTGACTGCGTTGGTGTACCTCTGTGTAGGCTCTTCGGCCTGCGGCACGGCCCCGTAAATCTCGTTCACAAATTCATGCATTGTTGCGCCTAAGCCTTGGGTAACAAGTATTTCATAGGTTGCCATTGGCGTTCCGGTTGTGCCTTGCAGCGTGCGGGTAAGCGTGGACGATGCTACACCGCTACGTTTAGACACCTCCTGCAAAGACAATCCACTTTTCTCGCGCATCCGTGCAAATGCTTCCGCGTACTTCCGATTATTGTCCTCAAAAATGCCCATTTCTCTCTCCTCCCCCATTTTCGGTATTACCCTTTTCTATTTTTTGAATGTGCTATTTCCATTTCCGACGCGCTCCGCCATTTTTGGCCATATCCATTTTGCTATGTGTGTAGTAATCTGTACTTGCGCATAGGGGCGCACCCGGGGGCGGCGCAACCTTACCTTGCTTCTCCGCCGCCCCCTCCACCTACCATAGATTATATGATGTATGGTGTCTGTGATATGGTATCATATCTTAACAATTTTTTCACGGAGGAAAAACAAATGGAACGGATTTATGTCAGCATCCCCGAAACGCCGCACATAACGCACTTTACTTCTCCGCAGTTTCCTTGTGGGACTGTGCTTGTAAATACTGCCGCGTCAGGGAAGCCGCCGCGAGTAGGCCGTCTTGGTTGGCTTCCTCCTGTGGTTGCGGAGCAGATCCGCGGCTTACGAGGTATACAGCAGCGTCAAGAAAAGCACGCTCAAAGTCCGAAGCTTTTCTGTATGCCCGAACAAGATACATTTCTTCGGCGGTGAAGTCGCCAATTTCGGCGCGGAAGGCTGCCTGCCTTGCTGCTTGAGCGATTATCGGGTTCTCCTCCCAACCCATTAGATAGGCTGGAGTTGTCCTAAGGGCCGAAGCTATAAGCTCTATTTTATCCGATGGAACGCCCTTAATTGCACCTGTTTCGTAGCGGCTCATGGTTTGTCTGGACACGTCTATATATTTAGACAGTTCTTCCAGCGTCATTCCGCGCTCTTCACGCTTCTTTCGTATTCGTTCGCCTATGGTCATTTTATCATCTCCTCTCCTGCGTCAATTTTCAATACTATTATAACACATTTTGCGCGATATGCAACAAAAAAGTTGGAATAAGCCCAAAAAGGTACTTGACATGCAACATAATGTGCGCTATACTTGGTACATAAAATGCAACAAGCGAGAAAGGAGTTAAAATGATAAGAACTGACAAACTGGCCGGATTGATGGCAGAAAAATCATATTCTAAGGCCGCCATGGCCAAAGCTTTAGGCATTGCGCCAAATACATTTAGGCGAAAATTAGCCAAGGGGGTATTTGATAGCAATGAAATATCGGTTATGATGGAGGTGCTTAATATTGAAGACCCCACCCCTGTTTTTTTTGCAAAACTTGGTGCATAATCCGTACCAATCGAAGTAAGGAGGAACCATGGAGATGAACGAACTAAAATTGCTCCAAGAACTCGGAGATAAGCTTGACAAGCTTATCGAAATGCTCGACAAGGAGCGTAATCAGGCCGCCCACCAGAAGAAGTTCTATTTGAAATCTGCGCTCTTTGGACTTCTCGGCGTGTTCCTTGGCCTGTTGGTCGATTTTATCTTGTTTGGCTAAATCCGTGGCAACAGCAGAATCACGGAAAAGTTCGAGAGTATGAACACCAGCTGGGGTAAGTTTCAAACACTCCGAACACGCAGGACTAAACCGGAGAAGGCCGACATCAACAAGATGCTCAATAAGCGCATGTGTTTCGCCACAACGAATTTGCGGGTCAAATTGGTTAATGATATCAATTCTATAGGCCGCAGACCGTGAAGAAACATAATCAAGAATTTCATATTCGCGTTGAGTATTCGGCATAACACCACCTCCATTTTACGGAGATTATAACACAAACAGAAGGAGGAAAGAGGAAATGAGGAAATGTGAGATTTGCGGGGCGAACCTTGACAGCGGAGAGCGCTGCGACTGTGAGCGCGAGAGCGACAGAGAGAAGCTTGACAGGGCGTGTGAACTGATAAAAACGGCCATATGTACCATGCAAGCGGCTGATGGTCTGCTGAGGGAGTGCGGGATTGTACCCTGCGCGACCCTCGACTATGACTACGATATCACGAACACAGTGTACGGGCAGCACATTCAGCTCCTATCGGGCAGGAAAGCCTTTGAGCGCATCACCGGAGAGAAGTGGAAGGAAGAGCAAGAGCCGGTGGGCGAGAAGTGGAAGCGGGTAGCGACCATATACCGTGGAATAAAGACCATGGAGCTACAATGGGAGGGCGAGAGCAGTGGATTTTGAAAAGATGCTGCGGGAGATGATACAGCAAGCCGTGGACGAGCGTATAAACGATGCCGCGGCGGTGGAAGATCGCATGGTGCGGGCGCACGGAGAATACGTCCCCACCACACGGGCCGCTGAACTGCTTAATGTCAGCCCCGTCACCGTGCGGCGGATGCTGGCCGATGGGCGGCTGACAGGCACAGGCGGGGAAAAGCCGCTGGTGATGGTGCGGAGCATGGCGCACATGGCAGAGACGGGTAAGACGCGCAAGCAAAAATACCCCGATTTTGCCATTATAGGGAGGTAAGCTATGGCGAAGCTGACAAAGGCCGAATTTATCGCCCGCGCCGTGGCGGACAGAAGGAAGGACAAGCTGCGCGGGCAGAAGGAAGCGTATTGGGTGCGGTCAGCACATATCGACGCGGAAAGGCGGAAGAAAAGATGAACGTATGGTATATCGCATTATGGGTGTACATGCTGGCTGGCGAGGCTATACTGCTGGCGATTGCCTTTGACATCTGCCGCAAGCAAGTTAAAAAAGCCCCGCAATCGGGCAAAAACAGCCGCCGCAGGGCGTGAAAATCAAGTTAAGGAGGATAACATGGAAGCAAAGAAAAGGCCCACCGAGGGAGTTAACATCAGCGAGCCAGATAAAGCCGCAGCCGAAGCTGCTACACAAAGTATATCACGCCGACTGCCCTACGGTCAAGCAGTACCTTTTGTAGCGTATGAAAAAGTCGCGGGCGGGGCTAAAGGATTGGTGAGACTCGGGCAGGAGGTTTGCCCGAAGTTTGACAAGAGCAATTACTCAAAGGCCAAGAAGCCGGACGAGACGGGCGTGACGCTGTATAAACCCATCATCAAGGCATGGCAAGGCGCATACCCCGAAATAATCGCCAAACAGCCCCGTAGGCATGAGTCGCAGGACAGGCCGCATAAAATCACGCTGAGGGTATCAAACGAGCTGTACGCGCAGTTGCAACAAGCCCAGAAGGGGCGCACGATGCAAGGCACCATCATGGATATGATTATGGATTGCGTCACAAATCCGACCAAAACCCGAATGGAGCTGTGGGCAGAAAACATTGTTCTGAAAGCCCAGATTTTAAGTTTGAGAGAGGAGATATAAAGATGCTTACCAAGGTTAAAACCGCCGATATGTCCCGTGTGGATTGGCTCAAACTGCGCCGTCATAGCATAGGCGGTTCAGACGCGGCTGCCATAGTAGGGCTTAATGATTACGCTTCACCTTTTTCGGTATGGTCGGACAAGCAGGGACTTGTCGAGGACAAGCCCGACAACGAGGCCATGCGGCAAGGGCGCGATCTCGAGGATTATGTTGCACGGCGGTTTTGCGCTGAGACTGGCAAGCGCGTTAAGAGGTGCAACTACACGCTGTATAACACGCTGTATCCGTTTGCCCATGCCAACATTGACCGCAGCATTGTGGGCGAAAACGCAGGGCTTGAGTGCAAAACAACATCCGCCCTTAACACTCGCAAGTTCAAAAACGGCGATTTCCCCGCGAACTACTATGTGCAATGTATGCACTACATGGCGGTAACAGGTTGCGATAAATGGTATTTAGCCGTACTTGTCCTTAACAAGGCGTTCATGGTCTTCGAAATAGCGCGGGACGAAGGCGAAATAGCCGCCCTGATGGAAGCCGAAAGGGACTTCTGGGCGCACGTTGAAGCCGGAGTGCCGCCCACGCCGGACGGTAGCAAGGCCACGACCGACACCCTGACCGCGCTATATGACGCGCCGCAGCCCGATGAAATAAGCCTGAGCGACTGTATGCAGAACTTTTACGAGCTGAACGCGATACAAGACCAGCTCAAAACGCTGGAGGGCCGTAAGGCCGAGCTGCAAAACATCATCAAGGCGCGTATGGGCAACGCCGAGCGCGGGGTTTGCGGAGATTTTACCGTGTCGTGGCGACCGCAGCAGCGCACCAGCTACGATATGCGGCGTTTAACCGCTGATTATCCCAATATTGACTGGGCAGCATATGCCCGTGTCACACAGTCACGAGTTTTCAAAGTCAACTAACAAGGCAAAGGAGATACAAACAAGATGGAAGCAAACAAGATTCAGAAGGCCACAGCCACAGCAGCCCCCGCCGCCAAGGCATCACAGACGGTAAACCAGCTAATGAACAGCATACTCGATGGCGAAGGCATGCGCAAGCGTTTCAACGACCTGCTGGGCAAACGCGCCCCGCAGTTTGTCAGCAGCGTTGTGTCTATGGTCAACGCGGATAAGACAATGCAGATGGCATTTTATGAGGCCCCTATGACCGTGATACAGGCCGCCCTGAAGGCCGCAAGCTTCGACCTGCCCATAGACCAGAACTTAGGCTATGCCTACATAGTCCCGTTTAAGAACTACAAAAAGGACATAGGCAAATCCGTATATGAAGCCACGTTTATACTTGGCTGGAAGGGTATGCACCAGCTTGCGTTACGCACGGGCGCATATAAGACCATCAACGTTATAGACGTGCGCGAGGGCGAACTCGAAAGTTACAACCGCCTTACAGAGGAAGTGAAGATAAACTTCATCGAGGACGAGGAAGAACGCGAGAGCAAGCCCGTTATAGGCTATCTGGGCTATTATCGCCTGGTCAACGGCGCGGAGAAAACAATCTATATGTCCATAAAGCAGATAGAAGCCCACGAACAGAAGTTCCGCAAAGGGCAGAACATGGGCAAGGGTTGGCGCGAGGACTTTGACGCTATGGCGCGTAAGACCGTGTACCGCAAGCTAATCGGCAAATGGGGCGTTATGTCCATAGACTACCGCACCGTAGGCGAAGGGCAGCAGATAGCGGACGCGCTTGCAGCTGACGCGGAGCAGGAAAAGGCATTGGACAACGCCATAGATATAACGCCGCCCGAAAGCATAGACGCAGAGACGGGCGAAATCAAGGAATAATCGGCAGAGTACAAGCTGGGGCGGTGCAAACGCCGCCCCGCAGAAAGGATGAAGCATGAACCGAGTAGAGTTTATTGGGAACTTGTCAAAGGCTCCCGATGTCAAGCAGACCACCAGCGGCAAGACCGTATGCAGCCTTACGATAGCCGTCAATCGCCGCTACAAGGACGCAGACGGTAAGACCACGGCAGACTTTTTCAGCGTGCAGGTGTGGGGCAAATTAGCGGAAGTATGCGCCCGTTATCTGGACAAGGGTAAAAAGATATATGTGGCGGGTGAACTGCGCAACCGCAGCTATGATGCTAAGGACGGCACAAAGCGGTACGTCACGGAAGTAATCGCCAACGAGGTGGAGTTTTTGTCGCCCAAGACAGACAGCGCCTCGACCATCCCGCCGCAAGACGAATGGCCGGATGTAAATGACAGCGATTTGCCGTTTTAAGGAGGGCATATGGCACGGCGCAGAATGATAGACCCTGCCATGTGGCAGAGCGAAGATTTCTCCCGTTGCTCCTTCCTCGCACGCCTAATTTTCGTCGGGCTTATATCACAGGCAGACGACGAGGGACGAGGCAAAGCATCACCAGCATACATCAAGTCGACTTTGTTCCCTTATGAAGATGGAATACGGCTCATCGACATAGAGAAAGCCCTATCGGAGATAGGTCAGCACTTGTCCGTGACGTACTACTCCACGATTGACGGAAAGCAGTATTACAGCCTTGATAGCTGGATGGATTGGCAAACATTGGATAAACCCAAGCCCTCAAAATTCCCCGCGCCGCCTGAAAAAAACGAAGTCGCCGACGAATCGCCGACGAATCCCCGACAAATCGCCGACGAATCGCCGACGAATCCCCGACAAATCCCGCCAGAGGGTGCGCTAAGAGGAATAGGAAGTAGAAATAGAAATAATATACCCCCTATATCTCCTAACGGAGATATTGCCCCCCTTGAGGGTGGCAGCCCTCGCAAGCATAAATACGGGGAATATAAAAACGTGCTGCTTACGGATGACGAACTCAACAAGCTGAAGGCAGATTATGCGGACTATCTTGACCGCATAGAGCGGCTATCATCCTATATCGCAAGCACGGGCAAGGCGTACAAGTCGCATTATGCGACAATCAGAAATTGGGCGAGGGCAGATGCAGCACAGCAGAAAACCCAGCGCCCGAACCGGCAGCGGGATTTCGGGAACAGCCGCGTATACAGCGCGGCAGAGCTTGACAGGATGGGGCACGACCTTTTGGGAGGTGATTAGGTATGCCGACACTTGAAATTATCCAGATAACCAATGGCGCAACGAAGGTTTTGCGCACGGCGAAAAGCTACCCCGAGCTTTACAAGGCGTATCGGCGCATGCAAGCCGACGGCGCATTTGTCCGGATGCGGATAGACGGCGAGGTGTTGCCGATTTATCAGGCGGACAGCCGCGCGTCGAATGTCGACCGGTCTGCGGCATGGAGGAATTTATGAAGCGCACATACACCCCACCAACCGTGCCGCTTGAGGACGCAGAGCAGCGAATTATTTTTCAATGGGCGGCAATGGAGACCGCCGCCCGCCCCGAGCTGGGGCTGCTGTACGCCATACCCAACGGCGGCAAGCGGGCAATTAAGACCGCAATCGCATTAAAGGCGCAGGGTGTTAAGTCAGGCGTGCCTGATATGTGCTTGCCCGTGGCGCGTAACGGGTATCACGGGCTATACATCGAGCTAAAGCGGCAAAAAGGCGGCACGGTGAGCGAGACGCAAAAAAGCTGGATAACCGCGCTTGCGGGGCAAGGCTATAAGGCCGTTGTTTGCAAGGGCGCGGAGGAAGCGATAGGGACGATAAAAAACTATTTGGGGGAACGAAAGGCATGAAATTATATTTTTGCACGGACGATTTGTGGGGGTTAGAGCTATGTGTTGCAGCGGAATCGCGGAGGAAGGCGAAGAGCATGTACTGCGATTATTACGATCCTTCGCTGGATTTTACCATGGTACACACATACATAATGTGCCGCGATTATGAAGGCCCTGCGGGCGCGTATGAGGTGCCAAGTCAGGCGTGCCGCGCTTGCGGAGCAAGGCTATAAGGCCGTGGTTTGCAAGGGTGCAGAAGAAGCGATAGGGACAATAAAGGAGTATCTATGGGAGCATACATCAACAAGGACTTGAAGGAGCTTATCATCACCCTTGCATCGGTAATCGGCTTTGGCGACGTGCTGGTCAAGACCGGCCGGCTGCACCAAGAGGACGAGGACGCAGCAAAACTGATGATGGGCGCAGCCACCACGATATCACAGCACCTCTTGCAGGGGCGGGACGCGGAGCAAGTGACGGCCTTGCAGCGTCAGGCGGGATTTTACGAGATTATCGCCGTACCTAAGACTTCGGCACAGATAGACAAAGAATTTTATATCTGCCCGCGAGAGGACTTTGAATCACTGGTGATAGACGATTTCTCGAACCCTTGCCCCTTCTGCGAGCTGGAGGGCAAGGAGGTGCGCAAATGTGGCCGCCGCAGGGCGTTGATACGGTGCGGCGTGGCCGGAAGCACAGAGGGCGAATGCCCGTATAAGGGAGTATAAAAATAACGGCGAGAAAAAACGCGTAGAAAGGGAGAATTAAAAATGGATTGGATAAGCGTTAAAGAGAGATTGCCGGAGTGTGAAAAAGAAGTGCTGATATGGTGTAACCGCAATGACTATCGTTTTGTTTGTCCAGCGATTTATGAAGATGGGACGATGCTGACGCAAGATAGTACGTGGAATTGGTATGAGATAGACTGTTACGGCACTTATAGCGAAGATAATGATGATTATTTCGTCCCGCAAGGTTGGTGGGAGAATCGACAGTTTACACCTGATGACGTATACAACAATCCGGTAGATTGCGAGGTTACTCACTGGATGCCAATGCCAGAGCCGCCGAAGGAGGAAAAGCAATGAGTAAGTATATAGACGTTGACGCATTCGTTGAGAAATTTCGCATGACGCAGCTTTTGCTGAAAGTGTGGGCTGGTCCCGATTTAACACCGGAGCAGGAAATAGTTATTCAGAGCGGTGAAGCAATAATTAAAGATTTAATTAAGTTCCCCGCCGCCGATGTTGCGCCGGTAGTGCATGGGCAGTGGATTGAAAAGACAGCACATGATAGGCGGCAGTATTTTGAATGCTCGAATTGCGGGAAGCAAGAGAATAAACATACTGCTATTAGAGGCGGTTTTTGTTGGAATTGCGGGGCGAAAATGGACGAAACGAAGCAGTAAGGCGGAGGAAAAGGACGAGCATGATAAAAGCAACAACGATAATCGATGACCCTAATTGGGAGCATTGGCCTGAGATACTGCGGCTACGCAAGACAGGCGTACCCATCAAACGCGTAGCAGATATGTATGGTATGACAGATAATTTCCTAATTCGCCACGCAAGACGAGCGGGCATAGAATTAACCGAACCGGCGAAAAGGCGCACAAACAATAAGCCATCGCTTATGGCAAGCGCGGACTGGGAAGGTTGGGCTGGTGTTAGAGAAATGCGGAAGAAAGGCATGAGTTGGCTGAAAATAGCCGTCTACTATAACGTTGACGAGATATGCCTACGCAAGTATGCAAAGCTAATGGGCATGGAGACACAAAAGCGCAAGCAGCCTGACGTTATGCTTTCGCCTGACTGGGAAGGCTGGAAAACCGTTATTCAAATGCGCCTTGAAGGCGCACATTGGAAGGAAATAGACGCGCTTTATGGGCTGTGTGTAGGCGCAACGCAACAAAAAGCCCGTAAAGCCGGAATCGAACTGCCGCAAGTAAGGCGAGGCCACACGCCCAACCCCATGTACGACCCTGAATGGGAGGATTGGGAGAAGATAAAGCGGCAAAAGGAAAGCGGCATAACGTGGGACAAAATCGGCGAAGCGTATGGATTAACCGGTCAAACCATGTCACGCATTGCAATAGCAGCAGGATATGAGTTCGCGCGGATATCGAGCAACGGCAAGGTGTATAAAAAACGCGCTGAAGCCAACCGCCCCAACTACTCAATATGCTGGGAGTGTGCAAACTCTGTGCCGAACCCGTACACGGGGCGCGGTTGTCCATGGAGTAAACACTTTAAGCCAGTTGACGGCTGGGACGCAACCGAAACAACGCTGTATGCGGCTAAAAGCTATTGCAGCAAATCATGCCAAAAATCATATTGCGTGCGGAGTTGCCCGTTATTTGTGGAGGGATAATAATGATAAAGATTGAAAACGCAGAAACCCACGGCTGGGAAGCCGCTATTCGTGGAATGCGGAACCCAATGAACAGCTGGGACAGGAGCGACAGCGCACCCGCCGTGGACTGTCAGAAATGCGGGAGAATCGAGCTTTTGGGCGAATGCACCGCAGAAGGCCGCGACTGCTCGGGGTATCAGTACCTTGAAATTGGCCCCAACGACCTTAGCCTTATGACACGCCTACGCAACGCGGGCGCAGACCACCGCAAATATATGCGGATGATTACCGTATATCTTGATATTACTGCTCCGTTGTACTGGTGGAAAGAGTTCGATACGTACAAAGTAGGTACAGTTGCAAATTCTTGCTCCACGATGCATAAAATTCATGCTACAGAGTTTACTGTAAATGATTTTAGCCATGAGCATGTTGAAGAATTAAAAGGCGTTGATTACAATACTTTGTATGGATATTTGCTTTGCACTGTTGATATGCTGAATTATTGCCGTACAAAATATCTTGAAACCAAAGATAAAAAATATTGGTGGCAAATGATTCAGTTTTTACCAACCTCGTACAATCAACGCCGCACGGTGATGCTAAATTATGAAGTCTTAGCTAACATATATCATAGCCGTAAGGAGCATAAACTTGACGAGTGGCGCATCTTCTGTAAATGGGCAGAAACGTTGCCGTATCCAGAGCTGATTACGGGGAAGGAGAAATAATGACCACGGACAAGCTTGAGCAGTACCGTTCGCTGATTGACGAGTTGGCAACATTAGAAGCGCGGCAGCGCAAGACAGCAGCGAAAAAGCCCGATATCGTCACGGATACCGTGCGCGGCTCGTCCCCATACTTTCCCTACACCAGCCACACAATAAGCATCACGGGCGAGGATACGCGGCATAACGCAACGCTCCTGCGCATAGAGCGGGCGCGGAATGTCAGGATAAAGAAGGCGCACAAGCTGTTAGCCGAAATTGAGGAATTTATTGCCACGCTGGAAGATGCAAAGCTCAGACGCATTATAGAGGTGCATTACATAGACGGCAAAACATGGCGGCAAACCGCAACGATTGTATACGGCTCACCGCAATACGAAGATGCAGCGCGAAAGCGCGTGAAAAGGTTCTTGCAGAAGGATTGACAAATAAAAAAAGCCCCCATTAGGGGGCATATTTTATAAGGATTCTTTCCGCAGCCTTGTATCGGCGGCGGATCTGGTCATACTCTAACGGCGCATCGGTGTACCGCGCCTGATACTCCGCTGTAAGCCTGTCATACGGCACGCCGTCAAGCAAATGCCGCGCCACAAGCCAGCGGTCGCGCTCACTGAAAATTCGCTGATAGATTATCCCTTCCCACTCCGCGCGGGATAGGGTCTGCAAAATGTTTTTGTCCACCACACAGGCCGGCTTCTCATCGGCCTATCACCTCCGGCCTTTTTAGTGTCGCAGAGGGGCGGCGGCAATTTTATTTCTTGTCGCGGGCTATTGCGTCATACGCGCCATTCGCGGCAAGGGACACAACCACGGCATTTATCACGCACAGCGCACCCGCCTCAAGGGTCAAGCCGCCGGTGAAAAAGGTGGCGGCTATAAGCACCACAAGCGCGATTACATAGCTGGTCAGGCGCGTGGGAATTTTGTCGATAAAGCCCACGCCCTTGATAAGCTGGGTTACAAGGCTGGTTGCAAGGGTCGCCCCCGCGTAAGTCAAAAGCACCGCCCAAGTAAAAAATTCGTTCGTCATGTTTATCTCCTTTCAATTATGTGCTGTAAAAGTTCTGCACGGGCGTTTTTCAGCCCGTCAATTCCGTTTCCGTCAATCTCGTGATTTATCAGTGCCACAAGTCCGGTTATGATGGCCTGATTTGTGACTTCCTGCTGCTCAAATTTTACGTTGATTTCTTCAAACCTTTTTAAGTCGTTCGAATCATGTTCAAGCACCTTCTCCAGCTTCTCCCGCATAGACAATGCGGGGGCTATTATTTCCCTTACCGCCTTTATGCCTTGCGCGATAAGCACGATAGCCCCCAGTATTGATGCACACCATCCCCACCATTCCACGGGCTAACCCTCCGTATGCGCCGTTGCAAACGCCTTTACAGCCGTCATTGTGGCCTTGCCACAGATTCCATCGGCCTTGCCGCAATCGTAGCCACAGGCGTTCAATGCGGTCTGCATAGCCTTGACATTTTCGCCGCGCATCATGGGCGATGTCAGCCTAAAGACGGTGGGAGCGGTATCCTCGGCCAGCGCGGGGTGTCTGCCCTGATGCGTCCAGCCGCCGCAAGACAGATGGCGCATCACTACACCAGCATCACGGCCTTGCGCCTCTATCACCATGCCGTTGTCGACATATACGCCAACGTGTCCCATTTTGCCTTTGGCGAAGCTGTACCTAAATACAAGGTCGCCAGGCTGCATCTGCCACGCGGCAAGCTTGCCCTTTTGGGTGCATTGTCTGTACAGCCCTGCGGCACTTGTATCACCGTCAATCAGCCCCTTAATATCGCGAAGCCAATGAATGATAAGACCGCTGCAATCAAAGGCGTACAGCGGCGTTTTGGTGGCTTTTTTGATGTACGCAAGCGCGCGTTCGGTCTCGCGGCGTGAGGTTTCCTTGCGCAGTACCCATTTTTCGAGGTCAGCGCGGTTGTCTATCCTTTCGCCCTGCGCGCCCCAGACGTAAGCGTCGCCCAGATGGCTATTCAGGTATGCGACAAAATCGTCTATCTTTTTGCCCATACCCTTACCCCCAAGGTCAGCGCGGCAAGAATCATCACAAATCCCACATACACGGGGGCGGATCCGGTCTGCGGCAAGTCGGGTGTGCGCACTACCACGCTATCAGCACCCCATACCGCCGTGGCCTCGGCTTTGATGTGCTGCCCGAGATTTGCCACAAGTGCAGCATCGTCCATGTATATCTTGCCCGCGTAGATATCGTCCAGCGTCATGCTCAGCGCATTCAACTCGCGGGTCAGGTCGCTAAGGCCGCCCGCTATGGACACATCTACCGCCACGCCATTGCGGCGGGTGAAGGTCAAGCTGCCTATGGTCACGGTATCCCCACTTATGGTCACGGGCTTGCCATCATAGGCCAGCTCCGCCAATGGAACCACTGAATAAAAGCAGCTGAAAAGTGAAAAGCAGAGGAACTTGGAAGTAT